TCATCGCTTCTAAAAGTTGGGTCAAGATTTGGTTTGTTTGCCCTTGTCCTTGCCCGGGATTGGCCAGGAACTGCTCTAACTTAGGCGTCAGGCTATTATCTATTACAAACTCTCCAGAGGTAAGCTTTGCGGGGAACGTGTCTCCGGTGAAGCCTTGAGGCACAAGCCCCCCTGTAGCAAACCCAAGAAAATCTCCAATACCTGATATGGCACTACCAACTAAATCTATGATTGGTCCAATAATAGGAATGCCGGTAGACGATTCCTTTCCCGTAACGAAGTTGCCGACGCCATCGCCGATACCAGAGAAAGCACTTTTAATCGCGTCAATAATCCCTTTCCCTAATCCCTTTAGGATCTCTACTACCAGCGTTGGGGCTATTTTTATTAGCTCAAATATAATCTGTGGGAGGAGAGTAATTAAAGTTCCTATGATGTTAGGTATGGCCTCAATTACAGCTTTTATAATAGATGGAATGCCTTCGATTACAGACCTTACGATGGTAGGGATTGCTATGATTATGCGGTCAATAATGGAGGGGATCCCGGAGATTATAGTATTTAGGATGTCAGGCAAGGCACTGACAATGGTATTTATTATGAATGGTATGGCCACTATGACTGAATTTATTATGGATGGGATGGCATCGATGATCGAATTTATTATCAGGGGTATACTCTCTACCACTGATTTTATTATAAGGGGTATAGCTACGATGATGGAATTTATTATGGATGGGACGGCATCAACTACCGATTTTATGATGGTAGGGATGGCCTGGAGCAAATTTGTTATGAGAGAGGGCAATTGTGTGATGAGCGTCTCCACAAATGCAATGGCGCCTTGGACCAAGGCGACGAGTAGCGATGGTAGGGCCTTGACAAAATCGGTGACCATTGCTTTGACAGCGTCTTTGCCTTTTAGGAAGACGTCTAGGAGGGGTTTAACTGCCTGCCCTACCCCTGGAGCGAAACTATCTATAGCGAAGGCGGCGCCTTCTACTAAGATCTTAGAAGCGCCGGCAGCACCGTTAGAGATGCTTGCCGCAAACCCGGCGCCAATCCCTACGAAGTTTGCCAGCTTAGCGGCGTCTAGCTCTGCCTCTAACTTAAGCTTTATCTCTACTTGCTTAGAGGAGGTTAAATCTTTGAACTCGTTGCTATCAACAAGGCCCTTGATCTTGTCTTCTAGCCGGGTAACTCCTATTAAGATTCCTTTGAAGGGATCGGCAGCTGCCGCGGCGCCTATGCTAAAGAGCTCAACTCTGATTTCGTTAAGGAACCTTGTTATGCGAATGCTAGATTCGTTGCCCTTTTTAGCTGCTTCGGCGAGTGAATCGCCAAACTCTTCGGCGCCTTTTGCGGCATTGCCGAGTCCTTTTTTCGCATCATCTGTCTGCTTCTTCTGCGCCGACTGTACCGCTTGAATCGAGCCAACGAGCCCTACACTAAGCTTGTTAGCATATTGGTCTATTTGCTTATTAATGTTCTTTATAGATGAAGCAGCTTCTACAGCTGCCACAACTTGAGCGTTAGAAAATTTATTACTAGCTGCGGCGAGACCATCGTAGCTCGTTGCTACTTTCCGTATCCCGTCCGAGCTGTTGCTTATTTGCTTGAACGCGCCTACTGCTTTTTCCGTTGAAACAACAAGCCTATCTAACCCCTTTGTGGCCGCGGTTAGATTCGTTGTAATGGCATTGTCTCCGGAGAGCGCAGCTAGTTTCCCAAACCCTGCTACGACATCCCTAAGGGAGCTTACGGCGACTTGAGCGAAGACGCCAAATGAGCGGGTGACGAAGTTAAGCGCCGAGGTCAGCGCGTCTTTAATATCGGCAGACCCCCGGATTAATCCGGCCACGAATGAAAAGAAGCTGCCGGTGATGGAGGACAAAGAGGACGCTGCTAATTGGAGAACTACTTCTACCGCCTTAAACGCAGTCGTGAAAAGTTGAGTCCCGCGCACCAATGAACTCAATTGCTTAATTAAAAAGATTACTCCGTCGGTGGTGAAGGAGATGATGCCCTCTCTGTTCGCTGCTACCGCTGACGAGAGAAGTACTATGACATTTTTTGCTTCATTAAATGCGGCGATAAGGGCGGGGTTTTTAATAATTAAAAACCCTAATTCTTCTAAAAGATCCCCAAACGCTCCTTTGGCCTGATTAGTGGCCCCTGCAAATGTCTGGAGAGTTGCCTGAGCAAAGCCGGCAAACTTTTTGTCTATAATCTCTATCGCTGCGCCTGCTTTTAACTGCTCTTGTGTTAAGTTCGCTATCTCTGGAGCAAACTTCTTTGCCGATCCAGCGGCGCCTAGCAATGTGGCAGCTAACTTCTTTATGCCTACTTCCGCGGCGAGCCCTGTTGCCTCTTGGAGGTTGATTGCCGCTTGAACGGCGATCTTCGTTTGCTCGTTACTTATCCCAAGGGACTTTGCCAAAGACACAAGCCCAAGGGCGGCATCATCGCTAAAACTAGAGGTGTTTTGAATTTCAGACGCGAATGCTTGGAAATCTTCCGATGCCTTCAGCGAGAAGTCTCCAGCTAGCCTTAAAGCAGAATTAAGTCGGTTGATAGCGTTCTCTTGCTCGACAGCAGCATCCACAACTTTTGATACTGAAAAGGCCGCAGCAAAGGCGCCCGCAGCAACTATGAGAGGGTTGAAGCTAGAGAGGAGGTCTGAAACACTATTAGTAAGCCCTTTGAAAGCACCCTGTGTTTTCTCCGTGACCTTCTGAATATTTGTCAACTCGGCGGAAACAGCTTTCCCGCCTTTTATCTCTACGTTCAAGTCTATGTTTGCCATGCTATTTCCTTCGTTGCTTCTTCTTCATCTCTTCTTCTTCAACTTGGTTTAATGCTGCAGCGGCCTCTGTTAAATACTGGACCTCCAAATCTGTCATCTCATCTCCCGAAAAGGTCACCCCAAACGATGACAATAACTTCCTAATAAAGAAATCATTTACATAAGCAGTAACTCCGCTTGGAGGCGCCCGCAGCTTTTTGTAAGCAAGTCTTACTTCACTGCGGATCTTGTGAGTTACTCCTTTGAGAGCACGCTTCCATTAACAATCCCACTGGCCGCTTCCATCAAGAACTTGGTAGCGTCGCCAGAGGTCACCCCTTCAAGCAAATCATCTATACAAGTAAACTTTTCGCCAGTATTACGATGCACTATATCCATCTCAACAACATTTTCGCTAAAGAGTCCCATGAGTGCTTCTATGGCGTTAAACCCTTCTTCTCTAAGTTCTTTATTTGCCGAGTCAAGGTGCTTTAAATCCTGGAACTTTACCGACTCTCTCATCCGCTGGACATATTTCAACACCTTAAACTTAACAAACCCCGACCATGTCTCACGGTCGGGATGTTTCCATACTCTTAATTTTTCTTTTCCTGTTACTATTGATGGAACTTCACTCATAATAAACCCTCATAAAAAGTTAAGATAAAACTCTCCTAGCCCACTCTCTACATAAGCAGAAAGCTTAAGGTCAAGACCCACTAACCCGCTCTCGTCGGTTAAAGTGACCTCATCTATCACCATAGTAGGAGAGTGCATATTTATACATTTGCCCGGAACCCAGTTACCGCCAGACTTCTCTCCACCATTATAAGTGAAAAGTACTTTTTGGTTTTTCCTAAAGTTCCGAAAGAACTCTGCTTGATGTGAATCAACTAAGCTTTTTAATTGAACGCTAACAGTTCTTCCCGAGAATACTGAAGCGGCAACTCCTGAATCGGCACAGATAGAGATAAGATTTTGCTTAGAGTTCTCAAGAGAAATGCTTACAGTCGCTGCTTGGAAGCATGTAACTTGTGAGCCTAAAGACCCAAACAATACCTCATTTGATTTCGCCACTAACGGATCTGCTGCGTTGTAACTTGGAGTGTACGGAGCAGCTTTAGAGACAGCGTTGTCAGATGTATAAGTTAATGCAGCTGTATCATCTGCGGCCGTAAGAAACCCTATCTTGTCCCCTATCGTATTGGCCGTATTGACCCCAGTGTTCCATAAAAGACTTAAGGTCACACCTGTACTTGCAATCGTGTACTTCCCTGTAGAATCGTTATAGCTTACTGTAATAACGTCCCCCGTAAGTGCTTGCATTGCTGCTTGGATCGCTTCAGCTAGCTCATATGGATCTTTGTACATCTTCGCAGTCAATGCCGCTGCCCTGGCAGTGCCATCGTCGAAATCAAGGTAAATGTCTGTGGCAGCGATCTCGATTGGATCATAGAAATAAGAAGTGCCTTCTAAGCTAAAAGATGTGCTGATGAACTCACCGGCCGTAATGTCTGTGTTCATAGAAACGCATCGAGCGCCGGCCATCATCTGGACAGCACCAGCGACAACGTTCCCCATGTAAAACCACAGCGTATGCGTAGGATGCCCAGAGTTTTCTGGACGGAAAGCTACGTTTTTCCCTGTCCCAACTCCTGTAAGTGGAGCGACAAGTAAGTTCTGCGCAAGTGTCAAAGTATTCGTGGACACAGAAAGTACGTTTCTAATCTCGTAAGTATTGCTCGCATGCTTAACAAGGATAGCATCGCCGCGCTGGAACTCTGAACCGCCTGTTGAAAGGATTACTGCACTAACGGTAGACCCTGTAGTGGTTGACCTCTGTGTCGCTCTGGCAGCAGTTGAGCCAAAAGCACTGACTAAAAAATCAGCATAGTCAGGCGCGGTCCCTTCAGTGCCAGAAGCTCGGAGATAATGCGACATGCTTACAGTGGGTTCTTCAATCCCCTTAACTCCCTTCGCTTTGCCGATGCTCCCAGTCAGCTCTGCAGACTCAAGGTTATTAAACGAAGGAGTTACAGAGAAATCACTTTGAAGCGCAATAAAATCAGTCCCAGCAGTTGGAGATACAGGAACCCCTTGGATAATCTCTAGCTTCGACGCCATTACAGAGGCGTTTGTTTGCAATGCCATTGTTAACTCTCCTAATTTAAATCTTCGAGATATTCGAACTCAAAGATGGTTTTGGTCATTATATACTCTGTTTGGTCGATAAATATTTCTTCTACTCCGTTGTCCGCAAGATAAGCGATCTTCGCGGTAACGGTGCTGAGAGTAGCATCTTTTTCGAAGTCTTTGATCAATAAAAATTGGTCTTCAAAAAGATCCTTTTCTGTCTGAACTCTTGCTGCTATATCCAACTCCCTGGCGAATATCTGTCTCGTGACTGTGACTTCACACGACCGCCTTATCGACAGTTTGCAGCCGATTAGGCGGTTAGTATTATTGCCTTCGAGTATTCGAAGCCCTTGTCCTTTAGACATGGTTAAAAGGTCGTTTAGTTGGATATTTGACGGCCTGGCCAACTCCCTATGGGAGGGGTATATCGCCACCAGTCTCGCCCTTAGTGCGTCATATATGTCAGATATCCTACTCATCGGACCAACTTCGCCACTGAGTTAGCTATCTCGCTATAGCTAAGCAGAGCATTATCGTCGGCGTCAAAAGAAAACCGAGTGAGGTCTAGTGCCCGGGTAAACTCTGCTTGGGCATCGATTAATTTCTGCCTGAACGCAGGACCTAGGTTTTGGTAAATGAGTATGAGAGCTTTCCAGTCTGTGGCATGAGTCACATCATCGAACCTTAGGATATTCCCAGGCGTGACGACAAGCCCTCTGCGCTTAAGTTCTAGCAATACTTGCATAGAGGCCGTTACGATTTCGTCGTCCCAGCTGGTTTTCCCCACAGCAAAGCTTCCGAGATAACTATTGATCTGTGCGTCTAAGTTATCTAATTGCTGATGCCTGGTGAACGCATAGGCAAGCCGCTTCATCGCTGTGCCGGCCGATGGCAGCACAGACCACTTAATGCGCAGCCAGTACATGTTGTAGACCTTTACCGTACTTAACCCTGTAGGCAGCGTCTCGCCTTTAGCATCCCCCACTCTCCCCCATGTGAATTGATTGTCGGGGGAGAACTGCACAACGCCAGACTTAGCTAAAGCTTTCCCCGAGGCCCTGGTCCCGTCTAAGATATCCACGACCGGATACCAGCCTGTTGATTTCGACACCCAGTAATCCATCGATATAGCATTGGTCACAGTGTTTGCCGTGCTCACTTGCAAGAAGAAGTTATTGAAAGGGAAGTGCTGCCCTATATAGAGGTAGTCCTCGGTAGCGTGAAGCTCTAAGCTCACGTTTACCGATTCGTCTTGGTTTTCTATAGAGAGGTCTGAGATCACCCCGTTATCACTGTATATAAGTCTCAACCATTGAAATAACATTTAGGCCCCCGTGTCTGTTACAAGCGAAAAGTATTTTTTAGCTCTAAAAAAATCATCAGGAGTCACAGTTTCTACCCCGAGCGTTTTCCTCAAAGTAAACTGTTCGAACCCGTTGAAGTGTTTCAGTATAGTGTACACCAGCTCTGAGCAGTAGAAAGCTTCCACTGTTTTCTCAAAGTAGAAATCATAAGGGATACCTATATATTTCTTAGACTCAATCTTGACCCTGTCTTGACCTGTGATAAACAGCGGTCTCATTACAGCAATGCGGTCCTTGGAGAAACAAAAGTAAGGCAGAGATGTATACGCCACACCCTTTGCAACCGCCTCTATAAGGATATCTTCCCCTAGGTAAAGAGCTACATGCGAGAACTCTCCTGGTATAAATATGCTGGAGAGTTCGAATCTTTTGCTCGTGACGAAGACATCCCCTGGCATAATATCTTTCTTTAGCAATAGGTATTGCACATCATCTATTCTCCGAGTAACCCCTACTTTTGAGATCATCTTAGTGATGGGGAGTGCTGCTTCTAACAGCATTCGTCTTATATTCACAGCTTATAATACTCGTAATTAATCATGACCTTATGCTTAACGCCAGTATCATGCTTGACGATCATCCTCATCTTATTGGTCTTTAAAGAAGCGTGATATTTCAGCAATTTCCCGACCCTTCCGTCTAGCTTCCACTCATACTTAGAATCAAAGTAATCTATATTCATGTTGATGATCAGTTCTTTTGAGCCACCACTAGCGGCAGCGATGTCAGGGACAACCACCACCCATATTCGCATGTCTGTTGAGGGGACAGTCTTTTGTATAATCCCCCCGCCTATAATCATGTAGTCATACGTCGGGAAGAAATCTACTTGGGTAGTCGTGCAGTTAGCGTCGAGCTCTGCTTGAGTCCCTGCAACAAGCTCCACATCGGAACTGTTGAAGAACTTCGCAGTGAGCCCGCTAACGTCTACGCCCTTGTAGTCTTTGCAAATAATCGCTGCCAGCTTTGACGTTTCGACCTCGAAGCATAAGAACTGGAATGTCCACCCTCTTGGAGCTAGACCGCCAGTGATTATTTCTCTACCGGATGCATCACTGCTGGTTATATTTGCCAAGGAGGCGTAATTGGCCAAATAGTCAGCAATGTCCCCCTCCGTTTTGAGCAAGGAAGTTGCCTGGATTTTGCCGTCAGTTGCTATAAGGATATACCTTTCGGCAGAGAGAAATGCAGACAGCGAAGAGTTCCTTGCTGCCATAAAGGCCTTGAGGTCGACCCACGTTAAGTTAATCATATTCCTCTCCAATATTTTATATTCATGTTGAGGAATGAAACGGCGGTAATATTGTCTCTGACCCTTGCTCTAATCACCGCCCCGTCCGGCATCTTTAAAGGTGGATCGAACCTGAAGGTTCCCACATACAAGTCTGAGCTGTTGAGAAACCCTGACCCGATAGGCGGAATAAGCCTACTCTCTGAATAAAAAAGCGAGACGTCTGAGTTGTTTTGGAGATTACAAATGGTGTAAGTCACCCCGCTCACGTATTCGATGATGAGCCCGTTGGTCAAAGCTGCTAAGTCTGCAAAGTCTCCTGGGTCGGGAGTGCCTGTTGCTGAAAGCAGGACCGAGATCTCTGTCATGTACCAGGTTTGCCCCGCTGTGACCGTTTGAGAGAACACTACGGGAGTTACTGAACCGTTGACGTTCATCGAGGCGGATGCGCCGCTAAGTAGCTTTACAGCTGCGTGAACGACCGTCGCTACATCGGTAGGGAGCGTGACGATCTCAGCGATGACTTCAAGTCCGTACTTGCTATTGGTCTTCAGCGTAAGCCCTGCGATGTTCGCGCTACCCGACTCTCCGATAGCGACTACTGCATTGTCTTGGGAGTCAGTTCGGTTGACGTCATTTATCGGCATTTTTCGCCTCTTCTTCTGCTCTTTCCTTTGCTTCTAACTCTTGTATAAAAGCAGAGACCTGCGCTAGCGAAGAGCAGAGGACGAGTAATGACTCGCCCTCCAAAGTAATCTGCTTAGAAATTCGAATCGCTGCTAACACATTCTTCAAATCTTTAGATTTCATTAGTAATCCTTATGCAGCTTCTAGAATTGTAATCGCTTTGCCGGCGGCGCTTGAGATTGCCCATAGTTGTAGCGCGGCACCGAACTTAAATTCCATAGAAGCGTTTTTGGGAATTTCAATTCCGCGAGCTGCCCCTGAGATATCAACAGTTGCATCAAAGCCTAGCCATACAGATTTATCGGAAATGTTTTGGATCATCACTGTTTTACGTGCAGCGAGAGGAGTCGCCGCTACTTGTGCAGCAGTGGCACCAACTGTTGCCCCACTCACTTTCCACGCAACGTCATGTGAATCACGAACGAATAGCTGACGGTATAAATCAGCAGCTAGGTCGAAGCGGTCATTGGCGCCAGACACAGCGGCCAACGCTGTCGCAGTGGTAAGTGCGCGACCACCGACTTTAATAGGGTTCCCTGTATCAGCGGCGTCATCTGCGACTGTGCCTGTGACTTGCGCGCTAGTACGTAATAAACCCGCTGCATCGACTTGTAATGGAGAGTAGTCTCCATCAGCAGAAACAAGGGTGCCGCCAGCATCGTGACGAACCACTAGTGCCATAACGCCTTGGTCACCAGAAGTGTGTGCTGCATCTTCTGCTTTAGAAAGAGCGATCAGCGTTGCGTCTATAGAAGTTGTCTCTGCCACTATTGTCACTAAGAGTGCGTTGGCATCTTGATCGATAGTGTAGAGCTCGCCTTTAGCATTGACCTTAATAAAGGAATAGTCCCCATCAGCTGAGGTATCTGTCGCAACTACGTCTTGTCTTTTAGCAAGTGCCGGCTGACCAAGGTCTCCGCTAACAGAGGCAGCGTCTTCAGCATAGATCCCAAGACCTGTGCTAGAGGCGATGTTGACGTTTAAAGCGGTGCCGGTTTCAGTGATCACTGCTCCCGCAGCGCCAATAAGAAATGAGCCTACTCGTTGATTTGCTGTAGGATCTGCTGGATCAAAATCTAACTTACTAATTTGGATTGACATTTACGTTCTCCTAAAGGGTTTAAGTCCATTCTAAAATTTCAACTGTCTGCAATGCTTTATCACATTGCATATACAATGTTACTGATGCATCAAGGTTCTCTTGCGTAAACGTTGTGTGCTTATCCAGAGTTATATACAGAGTCCCTGAATCGCCGGAAAAAAACGCTAACTGGAGAGTGGCATTACCACGAACTTTGACGAGGAATTGCTTCGTATTAGGACCCAGCTCTTGGGAAAACTCTGTTGCTGGAGTCAACGGAGTCACGACGTTATAGATCGTTGGGTTTTTTGCCGGGGCCGCTGCTCTGACAGTACTTGATGAGATTGCCATTACGCGAACTCCGTAATCTTAACTATGATCGTTTTCCCAGAGGGTGCTATCCCATAAAGGGTGAGCCCAGAAGCAATGTCTACGCTAAACTCTTGGTTCGAGTCTACCTCTAACCCGTTAGTAGTACTTCCCACTGTGCGCCCAGCTGTGACTGTAGCATCTCCGAGATAGAGAACTTCTGTGTCTGATAGATTCCTTAGCAGTAACGAATTCCTAGAGGCGAATGCCACCGCCGGTAAAGCAGTAACAACGTCCGATACCTGTATGGTGGATGTCCTGATACCAATCGATAGACCAGTAAAAACAACCTGGCCATTGATATCAAGGGGCAGCCCAACAGGGTTTCTTACCTTTAAGTAATAATCGGTATTGTTATTAGGCGTGACCTCTTCGCCTGACTTGCGGATAACCTCAAGTCCATGTTCTCTCTGTATCGCCATACGCTTATGATCCCTTTAAGAGGACACAAATATTAATAAGCAAAAAGGGGAGAGTTAAATCTCCCCTTAGCAATCTCTAGAATAACGATTGATGACCTGTATAACGAACAACAAACTTGCCCGCTGTAACAGCAGCAGTCGCAATCTTAACGGTACAGCCGTCTTTAGTTCCGGCGACCTTATGCTTTAATGTAGCTGATGTCAAAAGAGCTCCAGTAGGTTTCAACACTGCTCCTGCAGCAGCAGCGTATACAGTAGTGAAATAACCATCGTCATCTCCTCCGCCATCTTCTCCGACTACAACTGTAGGTGACCCAGCACTCGTCATAGCTGTAATCATTTCAACTTCAGCATTGTTAACAATGAACCCGGTAGGAAGATCCCCTAGATTTAATGTTCCAATTCCTCCACCTAATACTGCAAAGTCATATACTCTCTCAAGCACTTCTGCTTGATTCTTTGACCACATTTTACTTGACATATTATATCTCCTTAACTTTAGTTTTAAGTGCTAATACTTTTCTTAATGGAGGCGCTTCGCTAAGCACTGCTTCCTTTGTCACCATGATAAACGCGTAGAAGAACGGCGCCTTGTAGATGATATCTTTGAGCTCCGCACTACCTATTCGTTCCGTCACGAGCTTGCAAAGGTCTTGCTCGCTCTCAGCTTTAAGCACTCTTAGTTCCATAGATCCTCTTTATCAACCAGAAATTTTAACTAAACGTGTGTTATCAAAAAGGCTGAAACCGTAAACGATATCAGCACTGATTAATTGACCGAACTTCTTTTGAGAATGAAGGTCAGACATTTTCACAGTGATGTCTTTTTGGATAACCATTTGTAAAGCTGAAGGGTGAACTGCGTAACCAACATCGTTGCCTAGAATATCACTCTCCATAACTGTGAAGCCGTAGAGTGGTGAGCTGAATGCACCGCTAGAAGCTGGACTTCCTGCTGGTACAAAGTCAGAGCTAATGAAGTTCGTAGATCCAAGTAGATCCCCATAATAGCTAGGAGAAGCAAAGAAGAAGCGATTTAGTGTAGGAACTTTAGCATTAGAAAGAAGCGTTCGCATTCCAGCTAAGTCAGAAGCTACTAGCACGCCAGGTGTACCTGGAGCAATGTCATGATCTGGAGCTGATAGTGAAGGGAGTAGTGCAGCGATAACATCTTCTTCCATCTTCTTGCGAATAGCGTACACAAGCTCTGCTTGGAGCTGAGCTTCAAACTCTTGAGATTGTAATAACGCCATGTCTGTAATTTCGAAAGAAGCTACTGCTCGCTTGTTAACAGTCACTGAGAACTGGTTAACGCTCATAACGCTTGCTTCGAAGCTATCTTTATCGTCGGAAAGAATTTGTGCTGTAGGGGCCACTAATTGGTTTATCTTAACAACGTCTCCCATCTTTAGACCAAGCTGAGATTCGTAAGCGCGAGAGAAAACGTTAGCGACTAAAAGCTGATTTCGCAGCTCATCGTACATTAAAGAAGACCATACTTGAGGAATTAAATAAGCAAGTTCTGACTTGCCGGTTACACCGAAGGCCATGAGGATACTCCTAATTGAAAATAATTAATATGTTATTTCTTCTAGGCGTGGTCCTACAGGAGCCCCGCTGCAATCCTTACAAGGAGAGCACTTTTGCTGAATATTGAGCAGAGGGGGTGTGCACTAATTGGTTGACCTTAGGCCCTACAGGACCAAAGTATGACTTCCTACAGGAGAGTCATCGAACACCTAAGTTGGTATACAACTCGTTCTGCCGTTTCCTGCGCTCATCAGCTGGAAGCTTTTTCCAGTCATCCAAAGTCAAAGCTGTCGGACGGCCTACTGGCGACGCCTGATTAACTCCGACTGGGGTAACTCCAAAAAGCTGCGGAAACCTTTGTGCGATAATTCTACTTTCTTCTGCCGCGCCTGTCACGACATTCGTTTCCATGTCTATATTGATGCGTTCGAAATTCGCGAGCTTTAGCAACGATTCGCTAGAGTCGTCTGGTCCATCGAAGCCAAGCTTTCGCAGTTCTTTTTTCATAGAGGACCGCTTGGCCGCTTCCTGGATCATCTTCTCTTTTTGCTCATACTTGTTGCGCCACTCGTTAGCTTCTTTTTCCCGCGCTTCAGCTATTCCCTTGTAATTATTCTCGGCACGCATTTTCTCGTCGATCATGAGCCGGTTTTGTTCTTTGACTTCTCTTGTAGCTTGGAGAGCTGCTGACTTTTCTTGCTTTAGCTTCTCGACGAAGTCTTTCGTATAAACTTCTACAGCATCAGGCACGAGCGCCGTTACTGGTACATCAGGGGTTATTGCTTGGTTTAATTCTTCGTTCATCTGGAATCCTCTTTTATTATTTTTTGTATTTCTGTATCTATAATCCTAGCTAATATTTTTTGCTCATCTCCGGTTAGTGCTAAAAACGGTCTCTCTCGTGATGCAAACCCAGCGACCACAGCGTTAGTGGAGGAAGCTTTGGCGAAGGAGTTGTTAAACTTAAACCCTTCTCGGGGCGTGCTCTGGACGTAGACCCTAAACCCTTCCTCTGTTGCTTGCCCCACTAAGGCATTGAGCATTTGCCCAGACAGCGTTAAGTTGCTTTTCGCTGGACTGCCGAACGATCCCATAGAGGTATTGTTTGCCCTCTTCTTCATATACGGGGCGCTTAGTGCTTTGAGCGTTGTTCTAGAGGGGTTAGGGGAAGTGGCGTCGCTTACTCCGTAACCCTCCTTAGTTCTCCTGAAAATGATGTCTCGGGCCTTATTAGCGAGCCTCTGCTTTAGCGCCGTGCTGTTAAGGAGATCCTTTATCTTTTGTCCGGTCTTAGAAATCGTCATCGTCTACCCCTAGGTTTCGAGCTATCGAAGCTCTAGTACTACCCACTGTGATCGTCTGCGTCCCTATGGTCCCAGTCACTACTTGGTTCGTTGCTGCAATGTCATCGATCGAAGAGAGGAAACTTAGCTGAGACTGGTTAACGATAGTCTCTTTGAGTATCCGCGCCTCGTCATCGATAGGCAGCCCGAAGAAATCTCTCTTTGCTCCGATGTTGCCAGTGATGTGTCCGTCTGCCTTAGCGTTCTGGGCAGAGCTTGGGAAGTGGATCACGACCCTTGCCCCTGATACCACATCAGGGTCCATGCCCGCGAGCATTTGCCCTGATAGCTTTAGGTTCACATCCCCCGCCGACTTCCCGTAAATCTTAAACACAAGTGACTTCTTATAGCTCGCCGAGTAGTCGGGGAAGCTTACCCCGTCTTTGTCTACGCCCTTAGCAGTTCGCTTCTGGATCTCTCTAATCACTTCCCTTGCAAAGTCGGACTTGACTCCAGGGTCGGACAGGAACTTCCGAAGCTTATCCTTGACCGCAGAAGGCCTGTCGCTAAAGCTGCGGTTAAAGATTTCCACTAAATTAAGCACATATTTCTGCTTAGAAGCTGTCATTAAACTTTCGCCTCAAGGGAGGATTGAGATCCATCAGGTAGCACATGAACGTGCTTTTCGCCGTATGATTCAGTGGAGGTTTTCCCCGAGCCATCGAGCATCTCATGATCGTGTAACCCACCCACTCCATCATCGGCCTCAGTACCCATATGGGAATGCCCATGAGCAACTTCCTCAGCGACCGGAGGTGCAGCAGCGAGGGTGTATTCGTTTTGTTTGGCCCTCTCTTCCATGATTTCGAGCAACATCTGATCATAGTCTTTATCCTTTAGCCCGGGGTAAATACGCTCAAGCTCTCGCTTTGTAGTACTCAACCCGTTCTGTATTTTATAAACAGAAAGCTCTATCGTCTCCCTCTCAGAGATGACGATTTGAGGCTCCCTAAACTTGAGCTTTATGTCAAATGTGCTTGAGAATTCCCTGTTCACTTCTGCTGCTAGCATCCTAGCTTTCCGCCAAACAGGGTAAAGTTTGTAAGCAAACTTCCACCACAGTTCTTTTTCTGCTGCCCAGAACACCGCTTGCTGGTCCTTCTTATCCTCTTGTGACTCAGCTGAGTCTAGTGCCCTTGCTACTCCTGAAGCTGGGTTGGCAGCGGAAAGCGTTCCAGAGATAGCTGACGTGGAAAGGTTCTTCGTGGAGAGTAGCATGGCCACTAAAGACTCGATCAACTTGAGTACACCGTCGATGTTTACTGTGGGTGCGACTGTGCCGATCTCCGGCTTCTGCCCGTCTGGTCCATAGCCAAAGTTGATGATGGAGTTCGGAGAGAACGGAATATCTGTTTCCCCAGCTCCAACGGTATACACTACCGCATAGCTTAGATACTTAATGGCATAAGAAAGGTCGGAGAGTAACAGAGGTATTACGATCCCCATACGGAGTAAGTCGTCGTCTGGCACAGGGTTAGAAGAGTAGGTATCTTGATTGATGTAGATGAACGGAGTTACCCCATATGGATTAATACCATCTGGGTTATTCATAGCTGCCATCTCAGCTTCTTGGATTTTGCCGTACCCATTAGTGACGACATGCTGTGTGTCGGTCCACCAGATGACCCGCGACTTGTCCCTATCTTTGTCGAAGTTGACGAACTTAGCGAATGTGTCGGGGATGTTGGGGGTGACGTGGCTATGCGACCAGACGGAATAAGCATGCCGAGGGATGTTGCGTAGTCCTGGGTATCCCTTGTCATCGACGATCATCTCTTGGAGGTTACATTTAAACAGCTTGTAATACCTGTTTGCTTCTTTCTGGCGAGTATTAAACTCCATTAGCTGTACGAGATTATCCATTAGGTCTTGATCGGACTCATTCTCATCGGCGGACTTACGCTCTGGATCTTCGTTATAGACGTGCGCTAACTTGTTGACGATCTTTTGGGGGATATTGAGGGGGATGATCCGCTCTTTTAATTCGTTGACCGTTTCGGGCTTCTTAAATTCCTTCTTGATGGCCTCGAAGACGATGTTCTTTATATTGCCGTTATACATGAGCCATCGGCTTAGATCATCGTGCCTTACATCCATCGATTGGGTTTCATAGGTCCCGTCAAGTAATGCTTTCATGAGTTCTTCATTTAAAACTGGAGCTGCCATATTTACCTCTAATAGTTTTGGACTCTTGCGGATATCTGTTTAATAAGCGGGTAATCATAATAAACATTGTACCCGAATGCATCGAATAAGTGACCAACTAAAGCGTCGCGAATATCGGGTTCACAAGTCCCCTCTTTATAAGCGATCGTTTCGAATTCTCTGGTGAGCTTCGGGCACTTCTTGGTGTTGATGAGGACTGTGCCGTTCTCGAAAGCTTTGTTCCCGCTTGCCCATCTATCTATACGACGGGGGTTGCTTGCGCCTACGTCTATCTTAAGGCCATAGCTGCGAATTATTTCATGATCCGACCGCGAACTGTTGGACGTCCTTCTTGACCCTGAAGCGTCCGGCCTAAAGATCACGCCTCTTTGCACGGCCTTGGGGAACTTCTCTAAGATCATGCGACAAACCTCGTCAGTCGATGACGTTGGCACGGACATTTCTTCGAAGGCGATGAGCTTCCCTGCGACCTTCTGGAACAATACGCCGCTCATAGGGTTCCGGTTAAAGTCCTGCCCTATGTATATAGGGAGCTCCGGGTTGTAGCTATAATCGGTGTTAAACTTGCCGCGGTCGAAGGCATACATAATAAGTCCCCCGAAGTTCTCAAAGCTTGCTTCGTACTCTTGCCTAAAGGTCTTAGAGTCTAAGTCTTGCATGGCGGTTACGATCTCTGCTTGCCCTGCACTCGTCTGAAAGAATGGCGACTGGAGAGTAGTGAACTGGAACGTTGCCCAGTCTGCTCGCACCTTAGCATCACAGAAGAGGTCATAGAAGTGGTTCATGCCCTTAGGCGTGCCCAGGAATTCAGCAAAGCCGAGCTTGTCGGAGAGTGCTGGGCGAATAGCGTGCGTCCATATCACTTTCTTAATATCAGAGAACTCATCGAAGAAGACGCCGTTAAGCCCCTTGCCTCTAAGGGAACGCTCTTTCTCAGCAGACTTTAGAGCTATGGTACAACCCGTAGATTGGCGCTTAATAACCATGCGAGCTTCATCCTTATCATACTTCCAGCCGAGCTGATCCCATCGCTCTTTGATCGGTCCCCATAACAACTCTTTTGCCATTCCATACGTAGGGGCGATGTACCAATACAAGTGCTTAGTGTTTCTCGATAAGTAAGTTAATCGCTCTAATATATAGAATGTTTTGCCCCAGCGCCTTCCACAACAGATCGCTTTAAATCTAGCTTTGTTCTTCCATATCTCGATCTGCCCCGGATGAGACGAAATGAGGTTCCCGAACTTGCTCCGTTGGTTCACTTAATTCTCCCTCTCGTTCATCATCTTCTGGTGGCTCACTAGGCCTATAAGCACTGTGCCCAAACCGCATCTCAACGTTTGCTTTCCACGCATTGGCATTCGAGAGTGCGTGAGTTCTCCCTAAGTCATCCCACCACCCTTCGGTCGCTGTCCTTGCAAGGTCGTAGGCATCGCTAAAGTCGGGATGGTCATGCCTCCACTGATGGAGAGTTTTCGCAGTAGTGTTTATTCTGCGTGCAAAAGATTTAAATGAAAAACCTTCTTTGAGATGATCGTGCATCATTTGGGCGTAATCTGTTTTGTATTTTGACTTCATTCCGACACAAACCTTTGAGTTCCAATTATCGCCGGAATCCCTTTTGGCATTGGTATAAGCATCCCCAAAATCACGGTATCTTTTCTTCCATCCATGCAGTGCTTTCTCTGTTATATCGACAAGATCAGTAAATGATTTAAAAGAATTCCCTTCACATAAATGATTATAAAGCATTTGAGCGTACTCTATTTTGTACTTATAGAATTTTCTTGGAACGTCGGTGCCCTTTTTTTCTTTCGCCATATTCCTCTCTGGCCTGGGTTTAATAAATCTTTATAGCTCATTTTAAAAACTTAGGCCTGTACTTTCGCTTATGAATCTTGGGGATAGTTAGATCTTGTAGGTGGGGAAGTTTTCTCTAAACTCTAACAAGACAGCACTTTGAGGATTGATCTGTTTGAGCAAAAGCAAATTCACATGCAGATGATTTTGCTCGACGGCGACTTGTAGATTCTCTTTCTGCCGCTTGGTAATAGCTGTTAGCAATTGGTTTATTTTGTCTTCGTAGTCTTTTGTGAGAGCTTGAGCATCCATCATTTTCTTTAAACCTCGTATTCTTCTAGCGCGTTTGCTACATCCTCGATGCTGGTGGCGAGAATCGAGATTCCTCCTTGGAGACGGACGGTGTCCAGAAATGCCTTTTGAGCTTCCGATAGCGCCCTCCTTCGCTGGGGAGTTTTTACCTCTATCGCTAGCATCCTCCCCCCGAATATCCCGATGATATCAGCGACGCCTTTGATGATGTATTGGCTTTTTGCGAGTCTGAAAACTTTGCGATGAGGGTCCCATATCCCAGTGTTGTTGACCTTAAAGCAGAAGATCGAGCGAGCGGTTAAGTAGTCCAGGATCGCCCGCTCAATCGTCTTCTCTTTGACCACGAAAACTTCTAAGGTAGGGCAATCCATTGTCGACCTCTTTTTCGCTGATAATCTCAACTTTTTCACGAAATTACTACTCCTTGTAACTCTTTGCTAAAAAAGACTGACTTTACTCGAGATTTATTTTATTGACGAAGGTTTGTTGGAATTGGGAGAATGGAATTCGGCAAGCGTTGCCATCCGTTGCAAGAAGTTGAGAACTTACCCGACTAGGAATTTCTCTAACAAATGCTAAGGGGGAAGAGATTCCCCCTTTTTCACATCGTTAGCAAATACTGATAACATTTCATAACTAAAACTATAGCTGCAAAACAAAACATAATACCCCCGAAGGTATATGCAAATAAGATTAGCAAATTTACTATCTGCTGCTTCGGAGGGATAACTTCTTTGCTCATCTTAACTCTCCATCCTTACACCAAACACTCGCTCGAACGATTCTGGAGGCAGCAGCCGGGTCACTGCTTCCGCGATTACGGCGGTTGTAATATTC